GAGGTTTCTAATCGTGTGATAATGAGAGTTTCGACTTGAATTCCCGAAAGAGTTCAATTTCGTCCTCTTCAGATCTAGTTCGTAGTTCGTTGAGTTGTTTAGTGATCATTCCAGCTGTCGCTCCGTTGATTTGTGTGACAGTTAAATCTCCAGCAGTATAAACTCCTGATCCTGCAAACTGCAATGCTAAGCTAGCGTTTGCTCCGCTGATATTGAGAACTTGAATGTAGTAAACTTGTGTTGTCGATGGTCCCGAAGGTACAATCTGGGAAGAAGATGTATTATAAAACCACATGGTGCCAGCACAATTAAAAAGTGTAGTTGCTGGTGCTCCTGGGGCGACTGAATTCTGTAAGGCAAAATACATGAACAAATAATGTCCATCTACTATTCTGCCAGGAAAATTATAAACCTGCCCGTTAGGTGATATCGTTCCACCAATGGTGCTACCTGTTTCTGCTTGAGTAGTGGTACCTAATGGTGCATTAGGTCCAAAACTTCCTGTTATATTGAAATGGTCTGTAGGTATTTCTAGTCCCAGATCTTCTATTAATTTCGGCTTGTATAATTCTACTTCATACGTGACCCACAATTCTCCGGCAACGCCAGAGGACGCTTGCATACCTACCGTGGCTATGGAAAACATCCCTAAATCATAGAGACGTTGATCTGCTCCGGTTGGCACTGGTCCGTCGCGTATGTACAATTCACTAACTGATGTTTGACTTTTAGCGCATTCTATAGGGTGAATCATACTTAAAGAAGGTTTTGTAGAATTCGCAAACTCATAATTCTCCATATTAAATTTATTTGTGAATGGCGGGTCCAAAACGTCATACTGAGTTGACATTATGACTGCTCCCAAGGCTGAACTAGTTGCTGAGCTTAATACTGAATCTGAAGATAAACTTTTGAATTCAAATAATATTCCTCGAAATTTGTATTGTTCAAAATTCGGTGCAACTTGGCTTAGCCAGGGGAAAGTCTGGATCATTCCTGGATTAATTGGATAACTATTGAGATTAAAGGTTGTTGAAGCATCTATATCTGCAAGATATTCTTTGTGACGTATTATTATTCCTGCGTTCTTGACTGAGTTAACTACTTCGGGTACGGTCATGCCTCCACACATGAGCGAATTCCCACTGACTTTGTAGTCTCCAAAGCCCCGAATCGCTTGAGCTGCAAACGGAGATAATAGTCTAATTCCTTGCTGTATTAGAGATGACCAATTGCTTCTTTTTGGCCTAACTCTCTTCCGTGTTCGTCCGGGTTGTTTGGCTCTGAGAGGTAAATCTCGACTAGCCATATTGATTGCACGATTTATTTTCTTTCTATCTGCTCGCAATCGTCGACGGGCAGTAGGCAAACGAGTTCTTTTAGTGCTCATTTTTCGCGCCCCGCAAGAGTATACAGTGCACTCGGACAATTTAGATTGAAAGTATCCTTGTAGTTAACTACAAGTACATAATCATCATAAAATTTTCGTGCATCGGGATGGCAATACTCAAGGAGACCGGGTAATATTAATGGCTGTAAGACATTCAAGGAATCTAAATACTGTTCTGTCGCCACCTGTACTTCCACAGGTATTCTAAATATCTTTTCCATAAGGAACCTCGTTTTTATGCCCACTGGGCGGTCGGGAATGCCGTTTTCTCTAATATATGTGAGTGCTTCTAATATCATTTCACGCTTATAATTATCAATTTTTCCTCCTACTATTACTTTCGTACCTTCTGTAACACGCAAGGCATATTTAGCTAGGCTAGATAAGATCGGACAACCAGGATACTGGTAAGCCATACTTAAAGCTTTCGATCTCAAGAGGCCTGCCAATTTCTTCGGATTAGCCTGGGCGTAAAGGTTTGAAGTGTAACCAAAATTCATTAGAGCAACCGTAGGGTTAGTAATTGTAATTAATTCATCTGGATCAGCAAGTAATCCACAAAAAGAAGCATAAGTTAATTCATCATGCAATTCCATTTTAATCGTAAAGCCAAGTTTCTTAAAATCTTCTTCAGTAGGGACGCGTCCAAACCAAGTAAATAAACCATCGTCACCTTCAACTCGACCTTTTATGCTTTTCGCTTTAATTTTCTTTAAGACATACAACATTATCATTAAATTCGCAAATCCATTTCCTAAAGAAGTATTCATTTCTCCACTCATTCTAGTTCCGTCTACATCTACGTAGATATTTTTAAATTCACAATGATTTGTTCCCCCAATTATGTTTCTAACTAAATTCATCCATTCCTTATCCGGGAGATTTTGGGTCATGTATTCGTATAATACGAATTCGCAGCTTTCCATGGCCTCTGTCGTAAAATGAGTTTCAAAAGATTTATAATCGGTTGACGCTATGTTGGCGCCAGCCTGTGTTAAATTTTCGACAATATGTTTCGCACGTTGTATCACTGGTACATATTTGATAAACCAGTCGAGCTTAAATAGCTCCTTCTCTATCAACTTGAAAATTGGGCCAACTCGACATTTAAACTCGTCTCGCCTTGCGTTAATGGCTCGTGCGTGTTTAAATTCAGGATACGTTTCATCTTTGATAAAAGACTTAACTGTGGCGTACTTTGTTCTATTTCCTCTTCGATCAATAAACTGTCCGTCAAACTGTTTCCATTTCTGCAACAATTCAGTTTTTCGCCAAGAAGGGTAATTCGTTTTCTCCAACCAAGATTCGACGCTTGTATCGGCATCACATTCAATTGGCTTGAGATTTCGCTTAACCCATCGTCTGACAAATCTAGTGAAACCTCCAAGGAGGTTTCTATCGGGTTCGGGAGGTTTTGAAACAAATCGTTTTCGGATCCCCCCCAGGATGGTATTATTGTCTGTATGGTCGGGATGTGGATTGCAGGCACCGATGAGATGCACGCCGAGACTAACGAGCTCAGGCGGCCGAAACATTCTCTCACTGGGACGCAATACAACAATCTTAGTGCCGACTTTGGGCTCAGGCAATTCAGGCAACTTGACTTCTCCAAAACGGTATCCATATACAAGGCATCTTGGGTTTCCTGGGGGAGCGGCTGAAAATCCGCTTTTCTATGTTGATATTTACATAATCGCATCATAAAATAACATACTAATGCCGTACCAACACTTAAAAATGTTTGTTCAAGTACAACATAACGATTTAAATTTACAGAGGCTATACTCCTCACAGTCTGGTTTATTCGTTCCCATGCAGTTTTATTGTCATTTACTAAATTTAAATTAACTGCAGTAGTGACATGGCTTAGAAGCTCGGCGGAGAAACATGTTCTAGTTCTCCACTCCAGAAGTTCAGGGCCACACCAATATTTACTACACGGTTCCCATGTTGCACAGCAACAGCCAGTTTTCTTTCGTTCAATCGTTCTGACATATTCGACGGCAAAAACCTGAGGATCTGTATATTTTAGGGCAGATCCCTGCATATATTCAGCTCGCAAATCTTTATCTGTAATCTGGGATACATGACCTACTATTTTCAGTACATGTTTAGTTCTATATTCCCATAAAACACGAGAAATGCGATCAGAATAATATTTATATTCTCCTATCTTCAGGCCTATATGGACGTCGATTATTTCATGAATTTCTTTTGGTTTCGTATTGTTATTTTGAGGTTTATTTTCTATTTTTGGGGTAGGGGCGGGATCTGGAATCGCGGGAGATTGTGGTCCTCTAAAAGGATCTGAGTCTGCATCCATAAGATGCCTCGTGGGATCAGAATCTGCATCAGCTATGACTGATTTTTCGACCTGCACTAGTTCTATTTGAACTGGAAGTGGTATTGGTGCCACTGGCGCTATTGGCGCACCTGGAGGCTTACGGCCGGCAGGTACCCATCCTTCTGGATGAGTTCTATGATGTACAGTTTCGCAATCTAAGTCGACGCAGTTTAATCCAAATTTGCATTTTCTCACACCATCAAAGGTTGCTTTGAGTTGTCTAAGAGTAGGCGTGCCCGGCTCGCCTCGCCTGTAATTATCGTAGGTTTCTCTGGCAGCACGGGGGTTCCATCCCTGAGGATGACACAAAGCATGAGGTTGATCTAATCTCTCGCAATCTTCGTTCCAACACATCATACCATTTTTGCACTCTCTAGGATACCTATTCCCAGGAGGATGTGTTTTATCGCATTTCCGTAATGAACATTTTTGTCCATATTTACATTGACCGACTTTCTTCTCCTGTGGCGGAGGTAATTGCTTTGGCCTAATGTCCGGTAGCGTAATTGGCGGCAAATATATAATTTCTTGTGCGCTAGGTAACGCCGCTTGTTGTATTATAATATCAGGAATAACCTTAACAGGCAATTGATCTAATCGTCTTTGTGGTTTGGTTTTTCTATTAGCTATTAATGGTTCTTCCTGTTCATCTGGATGTATTTTTAGACACAAATTATCGTCACATGTCATACCTAATGGGCACGGTCCCGGGTTCTCGGGGCAATTATCTTGGATCAATGGGACGCGATCCCGATTGACCGCCTTAGGGGTGACTTCTGCCACGACTCCCCCAGACGGATGTTGTAACCAACAGTCTAGATATTCGCATTCTTCCAAATATTCGCATGTATGTTTATACAGGCAATCGACATTCTGACATCTATAATTATATTTACACTCTTTCTGCATTTCTTTCAATAAGATGGATAAATCGTGGCTAAACTTGCAGGGGTCTCGGGCACACTGGCCACGTACGTATGCTAAGCAAGGGAATTTCTTTATTGAAAATTTTTGTCTATAATATTTTCCGGTAGTGTCTTTTAGATTATTATTGTTTGTTTTCGCAACCGGTAGAGTGTTATCGCTTGACCGCCGTTGTACACTTTCACAAGTTCTGCTCTGGTCCTGGTGTTGGGACGGAGTACTTTGATTTTGATGGAGCAGGGCGGCTTTATAGGATCCAGGGGAGGCTTTAATTCGCCACTCCTTCCTGATCTCTTTTTGATTATTCTGCCTCGTAAAGGGGCAGGCGGGCATGGATCGGTATTTTTCCATTTAGTTGCACGACGTACCACATCAGAATCCACGGACCCGGTTGTGGCCACCGGGTGGTGGGGCTCGCGAGAACTCCCAGGGGGGAGACCGGCCTCGCCTAGGCCAGTTTTACCGTGGAACAATCTC